AATCCAACAGTTACTCAACAAAATGCACTTAAAGAGGCTATTGGTAGCTTAGGAACTGACCCTTCTGCAATACCAAGAGTAGTTGGTGTTATGCGTGATGTTTTACAAAACAAAGCAAAACAACATAATGATTTAGTTGAACAAACTGTTAAAAAAGGAATTGAATATCCATACGATATTCGTATTCAACTTCCAGAATCAGCACCTGCGACAAAAGGTAATGTGCGTTCTTTAGCTGATGAAATTCTTTCAAGAAAACCTGGAGCGCCACAATAATGCCTAGTGCTGACGATTACGCTAAATGGATTGTTGACAATCAGAAACTGCAAGGCACTTCTGAGTTTGATACTGTTGCTCAAGCATATCAAGAAGCAAAGTCAGAAAAATCTTTGCCTGTACAACAAGAAAAATCACAAATACCTGCATATCAATCGGCTATTGTTGGTGCTGGCAAAGGTATAACTGAACCATTATTAGCTGCTGGGCAATACATGGGCGGTACGCCTGCTGAATATTCAAATCTTGTTTTGAATAAAATGAAACCATACCAAGAAGCCAATCCAATGACATTTGGTGCTGGACAAATTGGTGGAGGAATGTTAACTGGTGGCGCTTTAATGAAAGGCGCTGGCATGATTCCTAGTTTTGCTAGAGCAAACCCTTATATACAAGGCGGTAGTGTAGGCGCTGTAACTGGTGCTTTAACACCAAATGAAAATGGTAAAACAGGAGTTGATGCGCTTGCAGAAGCTCCACAAAAAGCAATGGTTGGCGCTGGTGGCGGTGTTTTGGGAACATCATTAGGTCGTGGTGTTGCAAATGTTGTAGGGCCTAAATTAGATGCAGCGGCACAAAAATTAATTGACGAAGGCGTTAATTTAACTCCTGGTCAAATGATGGGTGGATTTATCAAAAGATTGGAAGATAGAGCTACAAGTATTCCATTGTTAGGAGATGTAATTCAATATTCACGCACTAAAGGTATTGAAGAATTTAACAAAGCAGCTTATAAACGTGCTTTAGACCCTATTGGCGGTAAAGTGCCTGAAGAAACAGGTCGTGCTGGCATGGAATCTGTAAAAAATCAAATTTCTGGCGCTTACAATGAATTATTGCCTAAACTAACTTATAAGCCTGACAATCAATTTTTAACAAGTCTTTCAAATGTTAGAAATCAAATTGAAGGAATAGACCCTGATAATGCAAAAAAAGTAGCCGATACTGTTTTTGATGTAGTTAGTAAAAGACTAAACAAAAATGGTGAAGTTAATGGTGAGTCTTTTAAAATTATTGAAGAAAAATTAGGTGGTCTTGCAAAAACATATAAAGCAAGTCAAGATGCAGACCAAAAATTAATGGGTGATGCTTATGCAAATGCTTTAAGTGAGTTACGCCAAAATTTAGCCAGAAATAACCCTAAATATGCTGAAGAATTAAATAATGTTAATACAGCTTTTGCTAACTTTGCAAGATTGCGTAGTGCTGGTTCTATGGCTAACACGCAACAAGCATTTAGCCCAAGTCAATTAGCTTCAGCAGTAAAAGCCGCAGATAAATCATCAGGAAAAGGTGCAACAGCTACTGGAAACGCTTTAATGCAAGACTTGTCTGATGCTGGCGTAAAAATATTGCCAAACGAAATTCCTGATAGCGGTACTGCTAGCAGACAAGTTCTTAATACTACATTAGCGGCTTTACTTGGAGGTGGAGGTTATCAAGCAGCTCAAACACATCCTTTAACCACAGGTGCTGCCGCTTTGTTAGGAACTGCTGCTGCTTCTCCTTATCTTCCTTATGGTCGTAATTTAGTAACAATGCTTGGTGGAAAGCGCCCAGAAGCAATACAAAAATTAGCAGATTACATTCGTGAATCATCACCTTACTTAGCTGCGCCTGGAGCGCAAAAATCAGTTGAAAAAATGGAGAATAAATAATGCCACGCTCAAGCGGAACTTACACCCTTCCAGCAGGTAATCCTGTTGTTACAGGGACTACCATTACATCTACATGGGCTAATACTACTTTTAGCGATGTAGCCACAGCCTTAACTGGTTCTGTTGCTACTGACGGTACATCGCCTATGACTGGCATTTTGCAGATGGGTAACAACAAGATTACAGGCGTTGCCGATGGCACTGCTTCTAGCGATGTAGCTACAGTTAATCAAATTTCTAATCCTACAATTACTGGCGGTACTATTGATGGTGCGCCTATTGGTGCTGCTAACCCTAAAAATGGTGCTTTTTTAGCTTTATCTGCTAATTCTGCTGCTTTTTCAGGCACATCTACAGCGCCTACAGTAACACCTTCTTCTGATAATTCTACAAAGATTGCCACTACAGCATTTGTGCAATCTGCAATTAGCGCAGTATCTTCAGGTGTTACTAGCTTTAATACACGCTCTGGAGTAGTTACTTTAATTTCTGCTGATGTTACTACGGCATTAGGGTATACCCCTTATAACGCTAGTGGCGCTACTGTTATTACTACAAGTAATATTAGTTCTTATGCTCCTACCGTAAGTGGTACAGGTGCTTATGGTACATGGGGTATATCTATTAGCGGTAATGCTGCTACAGCGTCTACGGCAACTAATGCCACTACCGTAACTAATGGAATGTACTTAAATGTTGCAAACACTTTAACTACGTCTGGTTCAATAACAGGAACTGGAACAAGTATTGGTGACCAACGACTTGGAGTTAGTTATTCTGGAACTTCAAGTGGAATGTCTGCTCAAGGCGTTCAAATAGGGGCTGGTGGTTGGGGTTTAATTTATGTTGCAGCTAGTCCAGAGTTAACATTATTAGCTGGTGGAGGTTTTAGCACAGGATTTAGGTCAACTGGCAATTACCAAAGCAGTAATTCGCCTAATTGGTCGGTGGCGTCTGACAGCAACATTAAAACAAATATTCGCCCAATTTCAAATGCGCTTAACAAATTAAATTCTTTAAATCCAACTCATTTTGAATATAAAGATAAATTAGGTAAAACTCAAACTGGCTTTATTGCTCAAGAATTTGAAACAATATTTCCAGGGCATACAATAGATGGCACAATTCCAGAAAACTACAAAGAATTTATGCCTGAAGGAGTAACTATTCTTAAAGGTCTTGATTTAAACTTAACAGCATACTTAGTAAAAGCTATTCAAGAGCTATCTGCAAAAGTTGACGCTCAAGCCGCTGAAATTGCAGCGTTGAAAGCTTAATTATGTCTTTTGAAATCGACCCAGTACGATACGGACAGCTTTGGGAAAAAGTTGACCAATTGACCGCCAAAGTAGACAAGCTAGAAGAAGGCATGGAAGAATTACTTGCTTTAGCTAATAAAGGCAGGGGCGGTTTTTGGGTTGGAATGATGGTCGTATCAGGCATTAGTTCAATAGTAGGTTTTATTGCACACTATTTTACAAGTAAATGATGTGGCATACGGAATACCTGAAGGCGTTAGAAGCCTTACAGACAGCATCGAAGCAAGCAGAGCTGCAAGCAAAGGGCTATCTGAGTCTATTGAAAACATACAAAGAGATGGTCTTGATGTTGCTAACAAACAAGCACAAGAACGATTAAGACAAAGGCGAGAAGCAGAATTTAAGAAAGAGCGAGCATTAATTAAAGCATTAGAGTCTTGGAAACATAAAAAACAAATAAGTGACGAAGAAGCAAAATTAAAGATTGATTTTGTAAAGAAATATGGCGCTAAAGAATGGGAAGCGGTACTTAAAATTAAATTAGATATTGAGAATATGCAACGCAAAGACAATGAAGAATTCCAACACGATTTAAAAGCTGTTAGAAAAGTTCAGTTTTATTGTTTTGCAGCGGCTGCAGTGATTGCTTGGTATTTGACTTGGGGGTATAAAATATGAATGGAATATTTACACAGATATTGACTGGGAAAGACAACCAAACCCATTGCATAGCAAGATGGGCATGGATGCTTGGCTTTTTATTGGTTGGTTTATCAGCTATTTATTTAATCTATTCTGGCAAAGAAATTAGCCTTACAGAACTTGCAGGCGCTTTAGGCATTATTTCAGGGTCAGGTGCAGCTTCAGTAGCTGGCAAACAATTATCAGGTGCAGAACCACAATGAGCTTTCTATTTAACTTATTAACAAGTATGGGTAGCCAAGTCTATATTTACATGGCTATAGCTTTTGGTGGTTTTGGAGCTGGCTTTTATATAGAACATTTACGCTTTGCTGATTTTGAAAGCAAAGTAGCTTTAGAAGCTCAAAAACAAATTGATGCCAATAAAGCAATTAAGAAAGAACAGGAGATAATTAATGACAATGTTAAAAAAACTTATCAAGCTAATGTTGATAATATCCACAATTTTTATAGCAGCTTGCACAACGCCAGTAGCGGTTCAATGTCCTATAATGCCAACTCCACCGTTGCCATTAATGGAAAAACCATTGACATATTACTTGTTGCCGAGCAATGCGCCCAAACAACCCAGCAATTAATAACTTTGCAAGACTGGATTAACCAACAAGTAGGATTAAATGGCCAATAATTTTCAAGAGTGTTTAAATTTAGTATTAGCTTCCGAAGGTGGTTGGGTTAATCATCCTAGTGACCCAGGTGGTGAGACTAATTTAGGGGTTACTAAGGCTGTTTGGGAAGAGTATGTAGGTCATCCTGTAAAGACCATGAAAGACATCACCAAAGCCGATGTAGCCCCTTTGTACGAACTTAAATACTGGAGAACCGCATATTGTGAAGTATTACCTAGGGGACTCGACTTTGTTGTATTTTCAATGGCAGTTAACGCAGGCCCAGGAAGAAGCGTTAAACTTCTTCAGTCCTCTATTGGCTGCGTACCTGACGGAGTTATTGGACCAAGAACAAGAGAGCTTATTTCCGCCAGTAATAGCACAAATCTTATCGAGAAATTCTCTACCGCTAGGCGTGAATACTACCAATCATTAAAAACATTTCCTGTCTTTGGCAAAGGTTGGCTTGCCAGAGTAGATAGAGAAGAAAAAGAAGCTTTAAATATGATTAAAAATGGCTAACAAATACGCATTACTTTAGCTTTTTTCATTACTAATTCGTATTCTTTTTTGGCATTATCGTCTAGTTTGCGTAATGGCAATTCTTGGTAATACTTCCATTTATCTTGATATTCTAGCAATTCAGATGGTGGAATCCAACCAGTCAACTTCCAGCGTACAGTAATGTCTGTACCTACGGGCGTGTATATGTAATCGTTATTCATCTTTTTTCCATCCAAATTAAAGCAATAATAGACATAATACCTATCCAAGCTATCATTCCTGATAAAGCAAAAAAACTAATAAATAATGTCATTTTTTACCTTTCTTAGCTGGTATTTTGTATTCATTAATAGCCTGTTTAAGCATTTCAATAATGCCGTATTGCACCAACATTCCAAGACCTTCCTTGTCAAAATGTACTAAAGCGTCTGCTGAACCATCTTCATTTTCTTTAACAATTTCAATTCTTATATCCATTTGCTTATTCTTTTTCAAATAAATCTACAATACCCATTTGCTCTTTAGCTCTTACTGATTTTAAATAGTTTTTAAGGGCGTTATCATCTTCTTTAAATATCTTGTTAAACATACCCTTTGTAGGCTGTCTAACTGTATATTCCTCAAATCTACCCATTAATATGTAATAAGAAAACGCTCTACAGGCCCATTCATGCTCTTTGCAATCAAGTGCTTGGTCGCATTTATCACATGGGCAATCTTCTTCAAAGATTCTTTTCCTAAGCTTAGTCATTACTTGGAGTCCAAATAAACTAAATTATCAAACTCATTGCTTGCTTCATATGGGTCTGATGACAAATAAACTATTTTGTCGTTTTCATAAACAGCGTAACCATCTTGGTTTTCTTCTTCTGTTTGGAAATACCATTCTTTTTCATTCAATGGCATTACTTTGTATTTACCAGTATTGCGTGGAATAAGGTCTGAATAGTCAATGCCCCATTTTTTAATAGTGTATGTTATGTCTTGTTTCATTTATTTCCCCTTTAAAAACCTAGTTTATGGGTGTGGTTAAAAAAACCATACTAGGACAAACCCTATGTTGTTGTATTTATGCAAATGGGCTGTATTTGGCAGTTGCAAACAATGGGTGAGAAAGCCGCAAAATTACCCAATTACTGCATCCTACATTGACGGCTTAACGCCCAGAATAAGGTGAGTCGGCAGGACTCCGTGATGTATGGTTGTGCAAAGGGGATAGCACACCTACCGACTCTTGGATTAGTTTAACTTATTTTTAAGTTTGTAGATATTTAGCAAGTTTAAAAACATTTCATATCCATCTCTAATGTCTTGCTCGTCATGCTCATATATGGCTACTTCATTAGTAGTGCCATTGATATACACATTAGCACATCTAGCTCCAGGGCTTAAAACCTCTCTGTAGGCTGCTAATTGAATGGTATGCTCTAGGTAGGGTGTTAAATCACCAGGGGATTTTTCCGTAGTCTTAAAGTCAATTACTACCCCATTGCAATACAGGTCGCATTTGCCGCCATAACCTTCAAACGATACTAAAGACTTCTCTGCAATCCAATCCTGAACGCCAAAATGGGCTTCTACGGCATTAACGACCATAGATACATACGCTGGCCTATCAGGAATGAAATCACCGTTGTAATGGGTTTCTATGAAGTTATGGATTAATGTGCCTCTATCGGCAGCTTCCCTAGATTTACGCTTGGCAAGCTCTAATATTCTTGTTACCCATTCTTTCTCAGGTTCATCGTCTAGGCGTGGAAACTCAGTAGCGGCATAGAGTACTTCTGTTTGTTTCCATGTATCAAGCCCTGCTTTCGATAGCAGTCCGATAATAGTTGATACGCTTGGCACAAGTGTTCCTGGTGCTGACTTTGCGTCTCTAAGTGTGGTGCTTCTTTCTTTTCCATTTTTACCAATGGTGGTATAGCGTGGTTCGCCTGTTTTGGCGCAATACCAATGCTCTGACATATATTCCCCTTTATGTACATTTTATTGTGTATTTAATTACACATCTTTAAAATTGCTTCTCTTTCGGTTGCATCTGTTACTTTATCAGCAGCTACCTTGACAACCGTATTAATAACACTAATCAACCCCTCAGTAGTCATAGATATTAACTGCCTTGTTTCATCAACATGAAAGTCCTCATCGTGGATTGACTCAATGTTTTGCTGAATAATGTCATTAATAGCGGTTTTCATATTAACTCCTAGAACGGTACATCATCCATAATTTCGTCATTACCAGCAGACTTAAACCCAACAGGCTCTTTTGCTTTGCCAATAGATATGCTAAAAAATTTACCTTTAGCTCCTTCTTTTACCCATGCAGACAAATAATGCTCTTTGCCATTTTCAAGCATGATTGAACCTGTATAGTCTGGGTGCACCTCAGAAACCTTGCGAGTGTTTTTAAAGAGTGAACCGCTATTGGGCTTTGGTGTATAGGCCATATTAAATTTCCTTTGCTTTTACTACTGGTTTAGGTGACGAAGCGGCATTACCGTCATCGTCTGCTTGCACTACTCCTACTACTGCTGCTAATGCGTATCTACGCATATAAGTTAAAGCTGACCCAGCTCCTTGTGCGTCAGGCTTAGTTACTGGTACAGACATTTCTTGACTAATCCATTCGCCAGATTTATGGCTAATAATGGTAGTCAAAGACATAGACTTATCTAAGTCTGAATAAGTCCCAGGAAACTGCATAACAGCCAAGCCATTGCTAGCCAAAAGCTCACGGCAAGAATCCCAAACAGATTCCAAATCAGCATACTTGGATTTAAAAAACGGATTAGCAGAGTCTTTTTTAGCATGGGTCAGTTTCCCTTGTACGATTGATAAAGCTAAAGCAAGGTTAGCAATTGATTCACTTTGTTGCATGGTTTACCCCTTTTAATTTTTTATCCCATCTTGAATGTTCAAGAAACATTAGTTTGTCTTTTTCTTGCTCAAGCATTCCTATTGCATCTTGAAGAATGTCAATTTTTAAAACATAGTCAGCGTGTTTAAATTTATCGGTAAATTTAATTTTGGTTTCATCGCACTTTAACCAACGCACAGTAAAAGCATTAAGCATGATTACCCCCAAAGATTTTGCCAAAGTCATTAATAACATCACGCAGTATTGGATTGACTTGGCTATTGCGTGGTTTGCCACAAGCTTGACGAATACAGTCAACTTGCTCTTGGCTAAGTTCACCGCCATATTCCATGTCATCCAAAGCTGACTCTAAAAATTCTTCATGCTCTAGCATTAGTTGGTTTAATTCACCCATAAAATTCCCCTTTAATGGCATAGCAAAATTGCTATAGAAGAATATTAACACAAGTAAATTAAAAAAGTAAAGTCTATGCAAATAAACAACATTTAAGTTAAACTCTGTGAATGGATACTAAATTAAAACTTACAGACACAGCAATGATTGACCTTTTAGGTGGTACTGCAAAGGTAGCAAAAATGTGCAAAGTAGACCCAGCAGCCGTATCTAACTGGCGTATAAGGGGTATACCAGCAGATAAATTTATGCTTTTAGGAGCAAGAATTGAAGAAGCTAGTCATGGATTAGTTACTAGACAAGACCTGTTTCCTAAAAACTTTTATTTAATTTGGCCTGAGTTGCTTAAATACAACGCTTTTGGCTTGCAAGAAGATTTAAATAAAGAGTAAACTCATCTTCCTATCTCGAGGCTCTAACGACATACCAGGGGATAGGATTAATAGCGCTACTGGGGGTAATGGTTGAAACAGCGCAATATAGGTGGCGAAGTTAGTGCCTATACCATCCAAGACTGACGGGTTAGCGATTCCTCAATGGAAGAACTATGAAGGCAACCTAGGTAGGCTAGGTTCGCTCAAACCTCTTGGAAGTTGTATTTTAACAACTAAGGATAAATACTAATAGACTTTAAAGACTAATCTTTTTAACCTATGGTTGTTGTTTAACTAAAGGGGAATTACATGAAAGATTTATTAGGTGCTTGTTTATTAGGTGCAGTACTAGGTGCTTTGTTTGCTTATGGCATACCAGCTAAAGCGCAGACAATACCAATGACTGATGCTCGTGGTAATAATTTGGGTACGGTACAAATCAATGGTAAGACAGCGCAATTTGTAAACCCAATGGGTGTTACTACTCAAACAGCTACTTTCTATCCAGGTCAAATTGTTATTGCGACCCCACAAGGTGTAACTACTGCGGTGGTTGGTAATACAGGCTATTCAGTACCACCAAGTCCACCTACAGTACCAAGCGTAAGGGTGATGCAATGAACAATGAACCAGTAGCGTGGACTGCTTGCTTAGATTGTGGCAAAAAGGTTACAGGTGATTCTATTCATACTTGTTCACCCCAGTTAAAAATACTAACAGATGAGGAAATAGATTCAATAGGCGATGAAGTTTCAAATCTTATTGACACCTATGCTGGTAGACGAGAATTTGCTAGAGTAATACTAAGAAAGGCACAAGAGAAATGAGTTTTACAATCATGCAGCATGATGGCATGAAAGTAATTCAATGGTTCTTTAATATAGATGAACTTATTAAAGCAATGATTAATAACCCACTTGACAGGTATCACAGAAATGTTTGATGAATTCTGGTCTTTATATCCAAGAAAGATAGCCAAGGCCAATGCCAGAAAAGCTTGGCAGAAACTTAGTGCAGAGCAGCAATTATTAGCCGCAAAAGCAATTAATACACATTGCGAATACTGGAAAGCCAAAGAAACTGAGTTAGAATTTATACCCCATGCTAGTTCATGGTTAAATGGTGAGCGTTACGAAGATGAAATAGTAATTGAACCTAGGAGAGAAAAAAGTGATAAAAAATGGATGTTTACTAATGAAGGTATTGAAGCTAAAGCTAGGGAACTTGGTGTTATCGGCAATGGTTATGATACTTACCAGACTCTCAAAGAAAAGTGCTTGAAAAAGCTAAACATGAGTGTGGCATAAGGTATCTTTGTGCTTTACGGCACAAAAAAGGATTGACGTGGTTTAGAAACTACATTAGTGAAAAGAACCTACCAATACCATTATTGAATGATTTTTATACAGCTTGGCAAGCTGGCAACAAAGGGGAATGGGGATGCTTGAAAGGTATATTGTCGCAGCAACAGGGCTTGGGTATTTAGTTGTAGGCTTAGCTCAATATTTTAAAGGTTCAAACAGTAATGCTTTGATTTGGATTGGCTACGCTGCCGCCCAAGTTGGCCTATGGATGAATCTTAAATGAAAGATTACGACCCAAATGATGCAATCGACTTCATTTTCAAGAAAGCGCCAGATTATGCGGCTGCAAAAGGCAGACTTGCAGAGTTGGAAAATTTTAGACATTCTCTTAGAGCAATTAAAGCTACCGAATCAAAAGGTTCTAGCATTGCCGCAAAAGAAATGGAAGCCTACGCAAGCCAAGAATACCAAGACTTATGCAAAGCCATTGGAGCAGCTACAGAACAAACTGAAGCCCTTAGATGGCAATTAGAAGCAGCTAAGATGAGATTTGAGGCATGGCGCACAATTGAAGCAAGCAACCGTAATATTGAAAGAATGACTAGATGAATGATTACTCTGAAAATTATTTGCGTATACAAAAATTATTAAAATGCTATCACAACGCTACACTTAAAAATCAATACGAAAAAGCTACCAAAATAGCCCATGACATTGCTGATGAAACTATTAGATTAGAAATTGCCAGCGTTAGGGCATTGAAAGAACAATGGCTGAAAAATTAATGCGTAATATGTTTGCTACTCATACAGACTATGGTGATTTTAAAGGTCTGATAGAGTCAAATCCTGCATTTGTGCCTAGTAATGTAGATGGCATAGCAGAGCGCAATGGTTACTTTCTAATACTTGAATGGAAACGCCCAGGCGAAAGAATGAGCGAAGGCCAAAAACGCTTATTGCAAGCCCTTGCAGCCAATCCTAAGTTTATGGTTGTAGTTATCATAGGCAATACAGATAACGGCACAAACATACAAGAATTTTGGCAATACACTACAAATGGTAAACCTTTTAAAGCTGGTATAGGCTTTGGTTCTTTTAAAGAATGGTATAAATTATGGTACGAATTTGCTAATGGCAACCAAAGATGAAAAGAACGCTCTCAATAAGATTGCAGAACTCGGATGTATTTTATGCTCCGAATTCTTTGGGATTGAAGGCACACCGTCAGAACTCCATCATGTTAGAAGGTATGGAGCTGTTCGGGCTACATCCCCAATCTTGCCTTTATGCCCAGAACATCATAGGGGAAACGATGGGATTCACGGATTGGGTGTCAAAGGTTTTGAAAGAAAATACCAAATATCCTGTGAGAAGCTATTGGAAAGAGTCAGCCAAAAACTTGGAAAGGAAACTAGCTAATGACGACATTCACTACGGAAGACCGTATTAAAGCTCAAGTGGGTCAAAACCTAACTCAGACGAGATACGGTGCGCTCTATTACGAAACTCCTTATCGTGGTGAGTCCACTTGCTCGATTTGTGACGGCTCATGTGAATACATTCATGGCACAAAACACGAATCACCGTATCAAGATGACCGCAACGAGCAGAAGAAATAGTAATTGTATGTTCGTATTTCTCGCCATCATCGTATAGGTAACTGCCCATCAACTGAGGGTCGCTATCAACAATAAAACAAATCTGCTCTGGCAACGGCATATTCCACCTATCAAACGGCTTCATGCAATAAATTGCAGAATACAGATTGCGAAGGATGGGAGCAGTTAGTTTCATACTTGATGTATCTTACCTCTAAACTCAACTTCATCCTCACCCCAAACCCTAATCATTTCAGGCTGCAATAGTTTAGAACGCTCAAAAGAAAGCATTACAAAGCCACTATTCCAATCTTTAGGGGTATCTTCTGTATAGCTAAACTGTTGACCATTAGGGTCTGCAAGCGTACCTGTTTGAACTCCCCATCGTGTACCGTTGTAATCATTAAATGGAATGGCGCTAAGTACATGGGTATGCCCAGTAATCATATTGACCCCTGAGTTAACGGCATTATTTCTACCGCCTGTCCAGCCACCTTTCCAACGGTGTTTAATGCAAGTATCTTCATTTACCCAAAATGACCAACAAGGATTCCACATAGGAAAATAGTCTTTAAGACTTGTTCCAGGTATACCTTCAAACGATGGAAGATTAGCCACAATGTTGGCCTCTAGGCGTTGGTCGTGATTGCCCATGGGGAAAAACAATTTAGCACCTTTAGCAACTGATTCAATTTGACCTAAATAATATTGACAGGCTTCTAATTCCTCTTTCATAGTTGGCAACTTACTCCAATCAGTGCGGGGGAAACGACTTATAGAAGCACCATCAAGCGCATCGCCATTACAGACTATGGCAGTAGGCTTAAACTCTTTAATCATCTCTAACAGAGCTTTAAAAGCTGTCGTAGTTTCATCGGGCCAAAAGTGAGCATCACTAAATACAATAACACGCCCTTTTTCTATATCCATACCCCTACGCACATTGCCAGGCGTTTGTTGTATTTTTTTAACATAAGCTGGATTTTGGCTATTAAAGGTATCTAATTTAATGCCAAGTCTATCTTCTATTGACCTACGCCTTGCCATAACATTTCTAACGGCTATACCATGTAATTTTGCAAACTCACTTGGACTTCCTGTTTTATTCCAAGACTCAATCCATTGCTCATCCGTCAAATGATAACCAGCCATCAAAAATCCCCTATAATCAAGAAGTTACCAAATACTAACCTAAACATATGACATTCGCCAAAAAAGTTGATAAAAATCAAAATGATGTTGTAAAAGCACTACGAGATTATGGCGCTGATGTTCACTTATTACACATGGTAGGTTCGGGTATACCAGATTTACTTGTTGCCTATGAAGGACACACCATTTTAATGGAAGTAAAAGATGGCGCTGATAAGAAATTTACCCCTGACCAATTGAAGTTTATTGCTGGTTGGAAAGGCGGTCACTTGTACAGGGTAAATTCAAGCGAAGAAGCAATTGAAGTGTTAAAATCAATAAAAATGGAGTGATTTATGAATGAAAATATGGCTTTGTTCCTAGCAACGTTGCTACATTCGGGTACAAATACCCATTTTTTCCATTGGGCAACCAAATCCTACGCCAAACATAAAGCATTAGGCAAGTTCTACGAGAATATTATTGAGCATACCGATGCCTTGGCTGAAGCCTATTTTGGGTGCTATGGTCAGATTACTGAATTCCCTGCTACTTATCACCAACCAAAAGAACCATTAGCTTACTTGCAATCTCTAAAAGCTTTTGTAAAGGATGCTAGAGCTGACTTGCCTACAGATACAGAAATCTGCCAATTAATTGACAATATTGCTCAAGAAATTGACACTACTATTTACTTACTTAAATTTAAGAGTTAATTATGCCAATGGATAAATCAGGCTCTGCACAGAGCGTAGGCAAGAACTATAAGATAGAAGTTGCCGCAGGAAAGCCAAAGAAACAAGCATTGGCAATAGCGCTTAATGAAGAACGCACCCATGCCAAAGGCAAACGCAAAGCTAAGTTAGAAGAATCCTACGCTAAATACATTGAAAGCAAGTAAATGGCTAGGCAAGATGACATTCGTGCAGCAGTAGAAAAGCATGATAAGCCTATAGCGCATAAGACTACAGGTAAGGGTAAGACTTATAACCCTACAGACAAAGGCGCTGGAATGACCGCCAAAGGCAGAGCAGAATACAATGCCAAGAACGGTAGCCATTTAAAAGCACCACAAGCAAGTGGCCCAAGACATAATAGTTTTTGCGCCAGAATGAAAGGCGTTGTAGCTCACGCCAAAGGCGATGCACCGAGAGCTAAAGCATCATTAAAGAACTGGAACTGTTAATGAAAAACGGACTTTACGCCAATATTCACCGAAAGCAAGCTAGGATAGCTGCTGGCTCTGGTGAACACATGAACAAAGTAGGTAGCAAAAACGCTCCTACAGCTAAAGACTTTAAAGAGTCAGCCAAAACAGCTAAGAAGCCTAGAAAACAGGTTATTAGCGAAGCAATGAAGGATATGTAATGAAACACATGACAAGAAGCTACCCCCCAGAAAACGCTATGCTGCGTCCGCACAAAGAATCAACCCTTGAAAAACAAGAGGTTAAGCGTAATAAGCCTAGACCTGATGAACTAGCAGTAGGCGGCAAGGGTGAGACTCTTAATGCTAAAGAGAACGCAAGAATGAAGCGTAAACGCCTATTACATGAAGCATTAAATAAGATACACGACCCAGACATAGCATAAAATTCAAAAAGGGTACAAAAATTACATTACCCTAAAAAATTCAAATTCAAAAACAAAATTCAAAATGCCCCCAAATATTGCGTTAGGGGGTCATTTCTTTATCATTTTTTTATAAGACAGGCAGGCCATACCTATAATCTTAGGCGGTGTTTGCGCCCCTGTTTCCCATCTAGTGTATGTAACCCGATGAACTCCCAGCAATTGAGCTGCGCCCTCCTGCGTTAGGCCAAGCGACTCCCTCCAACCTTTTAAGTCGTATTCCATAAAATCCCCCGTAAAAACAGTTAAATCAATCCCCCTGCTAATCTAGCAGTCCTGCAAGTAAGAGGGCAGCCCTCCTGTAGACGCTACCCCCTCCCTTGCATGGGAGTGGTTAATACTCTAAGCCAGCACAATCCATCATCATTGATTGGTTAGTAATCATAAGAGTGCGTAAAGCCTTAAGAGCATCCCTGACCTGATAGCGGCTAAACTCTGGCTTTTCTGTATCGTCAATGATGTATCGAAGAACTGCAAACATTTCATCGAAGTCATCATATGTCTGATAAAGAGCTGAGGCGTATATAGCTGCGTCACGCTCTGCCTCCTGTAGTTTTGTCAATGGCTTGGCCTTTGGTGTTGTTTTCTTTGTGGTCATGGTTATTCCCCTTTAATTTTGATAATTTTGCAAGTTTTTGAGCCATTCATAAATTCGTGCCATTTTTTGATAGATTTGGCAGCGTTTAGGCTTACTGCATCGGCTTTCTTCCATTCATTTTGAAATAGATATAAAACTTGATATTTTGTGGTCATTTCAATTCCCCTTGTTTAAGTAAATGTGCAATTAAAACCTGCAAATCTAATGCGTTCTCAGCTAAATAGCTTGTATATCGCCCAATGTCACCCCTGACAAATGGGTCTAAATCTGCCTCTATAGCTGCCAATACTTCCCTAATCTCTTTCAATAGTTTTGCGTGTTTCATGCTGTCACCTCCATGTTTTCTTGAATCCACGCCATAACGGTGCATATGTCATCCCATTGAGAATCATGCTCAGGACCGCTTATGCAATCTTCTCTGTAACACTCCAATGCCTCCCAAATAACCTCAAGTTGTGCAGTCTTATCGAATCGTGTCAAAGTCATGTTAAATCCCCTTTAAAATGCGTTTAAATGATATTTACGGCAGTTAGATAGAATCCTAGGTAAGAAATCGCCAAGATAAGAATAGAAAGCAACACCGCCTGATAGTTTTTCATATTAAAACTCCAATTCTTCATCTGGAGTGTCTGCGTATATCTCACCAGCATATAACTCAGCTACAAACCAAACTAATGCGTTTTTAAAAGTAGTTGCATTTCCTAATTCTTTGGTTATGTACTTAGGAGTTTGACCAAATGAATCAATCCAGCATCCTAGTACTTCGTGCAACTCATCACAGTATTGGTCATAGATAGCTTCTGTTTCTGTATAGTAGATAAGACCTGACACACCATTGACACAGCCATATTCACGAATATCTGACAGCTCGCCTTGTGTGTATGTATCTTTCATCCATTCTTTAAAAGTTAATTGTTCCATTTTTAAACCCCTTTAAAAAGCTAGCTCAATTAGCTAGTGATTAGACTGTAGCGCATTACTACAAGCTTTAGTAAATTATTTTCACTTTATTACTATTTATTCTTACTTCTGTTGTTTTTTTGTATCTATGGTATATTTTGGTTATATACAGCAAATTAGTGAAATCTACTGAAATTATGGAACTAATAAAAAAGCCTAGACCCAAGCCTCCCAATGCTGGTAAGGGCCGTCCTGTCGGTGTACCCAATAAATCCACAGCCAAAGCCAGGGAAGCATTTGCAATCTTTGTAGATAACAACAGCGAGAAGATGCAAGAATGGTTAGAAGCAATAGCCAATGACCCCAAGCATGGCCCTAAGGTTGCGTTTGATTGCCTTATGGCGGTGAGTGAATACCATGTACCCAAGCTGTCACGCTCTGAAATGGTTGGAGAAGGCGGTGGCCCGTTAACAGTTGAAATAGTGAGATTCGGTGAGCAACAGAGTACGGATTCCTAATAATTGGAAGCCTAGGCCCTATCAGATGGGCTTATGGTCTTACTTAGAGAACGGCGGTAAACGGGGTCTAGAGATAGCGCATAGGCGTTGGGGTAAAGATGACTTATGCCTCCATTGGTCCTGTGTTGCAGCGCATCAAAGAGTTGCTACCTATTGGCATATGCTGCCGTTAGCTAACCAAGCAAGGAAAGCTATTTGGCAGGCAATTAATCCACATACAGGATTAAGGCGTATTGATGAGGCTTTCCCTGTAGAGCTTAGAGCATCGACCAATGACCAAGAGATGTTTATTAGATTTAAGAACGGGTCAACATGGCAGGTACTTGGTTCAGATAACTTTAATAGCTTGGTAGGCTCTCCGCCTGCTGGTGTAGTGTTCTCTGAGTTTGCTCTAGCTAACCCTAGCGCATGGGCTTACCTACGCCCTATCATGGCAGAAAATGAGGGATGGGCCTTATTCATTACTACGCCACGGGGAAAGAACCACGCCTTTAATCTAATGCAATCAGCTAAGAAAGACCCCTCATGGTGGTGCGAAGTGCAGACCGCAGAGGATACGGGAGTCTTTAGCCCTGAGAAGTTGGAGTCAGAGAAGGCAGAGTTGACACAGTTATTTGGTGAAGGGGTAGGAGATTCCCTATTTAAACAGGAATACTACTGCTCGTTTGAAGCTGCTATCCCAGGGGCTTACTACGCTAGGGAGCTAAACAGCATCCTAGTGACTGACCGCATTACTAAAGTTGAGTACGACCCATTATTTAAAGTTAATACAGCTTGGGACTTAGGTTATAACGATTCCACTTCAATCATTTTCTTTCAGGTGGTATATGGAGAGATACGCATACTTGATTATCATGAAAGCAACGGGCAGACTATTCCTTACTATTGCGGAGTAATTCAGTCTAAGACGGAAGAGCATGGGTATGTATATAACACTCATTGGCTGCCTCATGATGCTAGAGCAAAAACTTTAGCGTCTGGAGGAAAGAGCATAATTGAGCAATTAAGTGTTAAAATTCCGTTAGAAAACATGAAAATTGTCCCTAATTTGTCACTTCAGGACGGAATTCAAGCTTCACGCATGGCATTGATGAAAGCTTGGTTCAATGAGGAAACAACAGAAAGACTCTTAGAATGTTTAAGACAGTATCAGAGAGAGTATGACGATGACCGCAAGTGCTTTAGAGATAAACCTAGGCACGATTGGACATCACATGGCAGCGATGCATGGAGATATTTGTCTATAGCATGGAATGAAGAAGATAAGATTATTAGTAAAGATGAGCCAATTAGAGGCTTGTTGGTAGGACAAACAGAAGTTACGCTAAACGAGATGTGGAAACAAGCTCCAAAGCAATCCACAGGGAGAATTTGATGGCAGATAAACACACGTACGAGAAATGGTACAAGTGCATAATGAATTATGAGCGCACTTTTAAAAAATGGGAAGCTCGTACCGACCGTATTATTAAGCGTTATAAAGACGATAGTCGCTATCAATCCAATCCTAATTCCCGTTTTAATATCCTTTGGTCTAATGTACAGACTATCCAGCCAGCTATTTTTGCTAGATTGCCACGCCCAGACGTTTCAAGGCGGTTTCGTGATAATGACCCAATAGGCCGAGTCGCATCAATGATGCTTGAAAGAGCATTAGAGTTTGAATTAGAGCATTACAGCGACTACAAATCATCTATGCAGCAATGCGTATTAGACCGTTTATTAGGCGGTAGAGGTACAGCATGGGTACGCTATGAGCCACATATTGAAGGCGATAAGACTGAAGAAGAGCCTGATGATGGCTATCAAGTCACCGAAGATATTGACGAATCAGAGACAAAAAACGCAATGGAGATTGAAAATCCTGAGCGTATTGAGTATGAGTGCTGCCCTGTAGATTATGTTCATTGGCGTGATTTTGGGCATACCACAGGCCGTACATGGGAAGAAGTAACGGCAGTATGGCGTAGAGTCTTTATGAACCGTGATGCGCTTGTAGAGCGTTTTGGTGAAGATTTAGGCTATCAAATACCGCTAGATACTCGCCCCGATGAGCAGAAAAAAATTGAAGGTTTTGCTGACTATCAATCCCAAGCCTTAGTCTATGAGATATGGGATAAGGAAACAGGCAAAGTCTTATGGGTGTCTAAGTCACTAGGAAAAATTCTAGATGAGCGTGATGACCCATTGCAATTAGAGAACTTTTGGCCTTGTCCAAAGCCATTGTTCTCAACTCTGACCAATGAAAGCCTAGAGCCAATCCCTGATTACACAATGTACCAAGACCAGGCTCGTCAATTAGACACCCTGTCAAACCGCATTGAAGAACTAATTAACGCATTGCGTGTGCGTGGTGTGTATGATGCGTCTGCTTCTGAGCTACAAAGACTGTTCTCTGAAGGCGAGAACAACATAATGATTCCAGTTAAAAACTGGGCTGCATTTGCTGAAAAGCAGGGTATGCGTGGTGCTATTGATTTAGTAGACATCACCCCATTTGCTACTGCGTTGCAAAACGCTTATCAAGCAATGGAGCAAGTTAAGGGTCAAATCTATGAAATCATGGGTATTGCCGATATTCAGCGTGGCCAAACAGACCCTAATGAAACCCTTGGCGCTCAAATAATCAAGTCAAACAACGCTGCTGGTCGATTAAAGACTATGCAGCACAATGTAGTGGACTTTGCTACTAGCTTGCTACGCATTAAAGCACAGATTATTTGCAATCACTTCACAGATGACACATTATTAAAGATTAGCGGTGCGTCTCAATTAAGCCCACAAGACCAACAATTAGTCCCACAGGCTTTAGAGCTACTTAGAAACGAAGCTGCTGCTAATTTCCGCATTGAAGTCACCTCAGATTCGATGATTTTCCAAGATGAGGAGCAAGAAAAGCAAAATCGCATGGCTTTCTTGCAATCAATTGGGGGTTTTATGCAACAAGCTATTCCTGCAAGCCAATCTAACCCAGAATTAACGCCTTTATTGATGGAAATGCTCAAATTTAGCGTTACAGCGTTTAAAGCTGGCAAGCAAATGGAAGGCATGATTGACGATACAGCCGATAAACTGCGTGAACAAGCAAAACAAGCTGAAGGCCAACCAAAACCACCGACACCAGAAATCCAAAAGCTTCAAATGCAGATTCAAGCTGACCAGCAGAAATTGCAAGCTCAAACTCAGATGGAAGTACAGAAATTCCAAGCTCAGAACGAGTTAGAAAAAGCTAAACAAGAATACCAGGCACAAGAGAACCAGTTAAAATTCAAGCTTGAAGAAGAACGCAACACCAAAGAAGCTGAGATGACTAATAATAGGGACATTCTCTTGGCTTACCTTG